GTAGGTGTTGAATCAGGATTGATTGATTTAAAAAATTCAGGTTCAAGATCGCAGATAAAATTTTATTGTGAGTCTAGTAATGCTCACGCACAAACACTCCAAGCAGCACCTCACTCTGAAGCTGCATCAAACACTTTAACATTGCCAAGTACAGGTGGTAGCGTTGATTTAGTTTCAACAGCATCAACTGCAACGCTAACTAACAAAACACTAACAAGTCCAAAAATAAACGAAGATGTAGCTGTAACATCCACAGCAACGGAACTAAACGTTCTAGATGGTATTACAGCAGTCGTTGGTGAACTTAATGCTCTTGACTTAGGTTCAACTGCTGTTGGTACTGCTATAGCTTCTAAAGCAGTTATATTAGACTCAAATAAAGATTATACAGGTATAAGAAACTTTACTATAACTGGTGAGATAGATGCAGCAACTGGAGACTTTTCTGGTGCTGTAGACGTTGCAGGAGCAACTACAACCACGACTATAACTGCTAGTGGTATTATTAAAACAGATGACACAACTGATGCAACATCCACAACTGATGGTTCTTTACAAACAGATGGTGGATTAAGTGTAGCTAAAGATGCTATAATTGGAGATGATTTAAAACTACTATCAGACTCTTCTGTTCTTTCATTGGGTGCAGGAAGTGATGCTACGTTTACACACGATGGCACAACAGGATTAAC